CTTAACTGGTTTTCTACACAATAAGCGACATTTTGCCGCTTTTGCGCTCTTTTTGAAGCGCATTCGAGCAAAATGTTTTTCCACACTTGGACTGAATCGTGCGTCCCGTGAATGGGATGAGATGATGAAGTGGATGCACGAGGTTGGAAACCTTGGCATTGATGGTGACCAGTCTGACTGGGATGGACGTTTCAAAGCGGCCATCGCGATGGAGTGTAAGAAGATCATAGCCGCATTTTACGGCTATCGACCTTTGTCTCGTGAAGATCTCGAGACAACTATACTCTTTCTACATGCCATATTCCCGATGCTACGAATAACGTGGCACTATCGTGGATCTGGTATGTATACCATCATTGTTGAAGTCCCAGGCTGTATGCCTTCGGGATGGTTTTTGACCTTTGTGTTGAACTCACTTGTGAATGCTATAATGTTTCGAGTTGCCTGGATCATCTTGGTATCGAAGCCTTATAATGACTTGTATTACTTTCGCAGGAATACGAGGGAAAAGTATGCTGGTGACGACAATTTATTGTCTGTCGCTGAAGCTTTTCTGTCACAGTATAACAATGTGACAATTGCGGCTCTTTACGCTAAGTATGATCAAATTTATACACCAGCATCAAAGAGTGGAGAGCTGATTCCTTATCAGCCCCTTGAGGATTGTATTTTTCTCAAGACGAAAAGCGGTCGTCGATATGATCGCTGGGTACCGTTGTTTGACCACGATGCGAATCTAGATACATTAAACTGGATACGCAAGTGTGATAACCCTTCTCAGGCAACTGAGGATAATTGCAACGATGTGTTACGAAATCTCTTCTTCTATGGAGAGGATTTGTTTCAGGACCTTAGAACGTCCATACTCGCTTGGAAGCCCGAGTATAACTTGCTTTCATACTACTCGCTGGAGTCCGCTTATCTGGACTACGGCGCCTTACCTGATCCGTATGGATCCTTCGGCTTCTCGAAGACACGTGTAGTGAATATGCGCGCAGCTCTTGAGGAAGTACAGCTTATGACCCCCCTTGCCAATTCGACTGAGAACAGAGATTCAGCCGACAAACAGAGTGGACATAATTTTCAAATGAATACGACCATTGCCCTACCAAGTAAGATTGCAGCTCTAACAAATCAAATTGAGCAAGAACAAAACGCCCGTGCCTTGGCATTAGAGAAGCTTTTGCTGATCGAAACCAAGATGATGGGTGCGACGAAGCTGTCTGATTATCGACAGCTCAAGAACCAGCGTGACCAACAAGTACGCTCGATGGTGAAGAGGTACGCTGACCTCCAACCCCACATCGATATGCTCTTTGAGTGTAATGTGGAGTTTGATTACCAGGTTGACCGAGCCGATCAAGAACGATTGGCTAAGGAGATCCGTGATCAAGCTGAAATAGCTACTCTCGCAGCGCAAAAACTTGCAGAACTTCGAGAACAACTCGATATTAGCAAGAGACGCCTACCTACTGATAAGGCTGCCAAACAATCGGCACCTAGTAAGGATGGTTTGACCAAAGAACAACCGGTCAAAATGGGCGTTGTTTCCGCTGCGGAAACGAAAGAGACTGCGTCTACGCTTGACGAGTCTGCCATTACAGTTGCGGCTAAGCAAGGTGCAAACCTAGCTGAGCAGCAGCCTGTGGTTACAGTGAAGGCCGTTGATGGAAACGTCAAAGGCATGACAAAGCGTGCAAATGCCCACTTGAATGAAGCTGAGTGGACAATTGCTGATATGTTGAAGAGACTGCATTTTGTAGGCTCGTTCGACTGGACTATTGGAATGGTTCCTGGCACGGAGATCGCGCCACCAGCCGTTTCAATGGGTATGATGGACATACCCGCTGATTTTATCACCAATGACATGTTGTCGACACCATTTGCGCGTTTCAAATACGCAAATTGGGCGCTTATGCGCCTGCGACTTCAAGTGACAGCTTGCCGTTATAACGAAGGCTTGCTTGCTGCTTATGTTGTGCCGAGTATGATACCGAAGGCTAACTACGGTGAAACGTTTGGCCCAACTAGGCTCACACAGTTGCAGCATGTTTTTCTTGACGCAGCCAAAGGCTCCGTTAGAGAACTTGTCGTACCATTCCGGTTTAACAAGGGATGGGTGGATTTGGTCTTTGGAGATTCTTTAGGCCAGGTTCATTTTCAGGTGTTTAATCAGCTGAGAAATGGAGCAGACGCACCAACGTCTGTGGAAGTGAAACTTTATGTTTCGTTTGAAGAAGCACTCTTCAAGGTACCACGTGAGGGAGGTCTCGGTTTCCGAGAAATCCTTGAGCGCATGGCCGAACATCATGGCTATGCAATCATTCCAAAGGACAGAGCGAAGAAACAATCCGGTGTTTTTGCCGGCATTGGGAAAGGACTCGACGATATAGTTGAGGACATCCTTCCAGCTGAAGTAACTGGTGCCATTGCTGGCATCATGATGGATAAACCAGCTGTGACCGAATATCCGGTCCCGCTGACGGTGAAAGACGCACAGTATATGTCCGCTAATCGTGGCATAGAAAATCTTGAGCGCATGACTCTTGAACCCTCAGCACAGTACATAACTACCGATCAATTCGGTGATACTGTTGATGAGGCTGACATGCAATATCAACTGCGTAAGCCTGTTTTCCTAACGAAGATCAACTGGAAGGTTACAGATGTGGCTAACGCCATATTGTTCACAACTATAATGTCACCTACCCATCTTATCCAACTATTGCCTGGCACAATGTTATTCGAGCCAACGATTTTAGGATATTTAGCTTCACTCTTTACCTATTGGAGAGGTGGAATCAAATTCATCTTTCAAGTGGTACAGACGCCCTTTCACGAGGGCCGTCTTGACTTTTGCAATCATGTTGGTATGATGACGCCTCCGACAGACTATTCGTCGGCGGTTTCACAGTATTATGCGTCACAGACTATTCGTAACGCTGCTAATACTATTGAAGTAGTCATACCATTTCATTCGGATACACCGTGGAAACGCTGTTGGAATTACGAGCCTTTGACAGACTTGTTTTCTGATTCGGCTGTTCGCGCTCTGGATTACACGACTGGTAGCTTTACAGTGAGAGTCGGTGTGCCATTGAAGCGCCCCGCGTCAGTTCCTGACAATGTGGACATTAATGTGTTCGTTTGTGGTGGTGATGATTTTGAGCTCCACACACTATCTTTGTGGGGCGGAATTTACACTGACCCAGCGCCCGGTAAGATCGAGGCGCGAAAAATTGCAAAACGCAAGGCACTAGAACGTGCAGATAAAGTTCGACGCGATATGCAGCGAATGCAGCGCGATTCAGCTTCCAAACAAGCTGGTGATAAGAAGGAAGGTTCTGAAGCGTCGTCGAAGACCGACGATGTTGACGAAAAACCTAAGAATGACGGTAAAGCATTAGTGTTAGGAGTGGATCGAGCCTTAACGTTCGACCCCCCGGTTCATCATTTTGGTGAATCGTATGCTAATTTGAGGGAATGTTGTAAAAGATATTTTCTCATTGCAGAGCAAAGAATCGCCAATACTACTAGCGCACCTAGTCTTACAGGTGAGTTTCATATCGACTTCTCCAGTCTTGGAGGAATGGTCGAAGTGCTCTTCAACTC